GATCCGAGAGCCCTTGAGCTAGCTCAGTTAAACAGGGACGGTCCTTTGCNGACGGGTGGAGTACCAAGGACTTATCCGACTACTGGCATAGACAGTCTTTCTCCGCTTGCGAACCAGCTTTATACTCCTGAACAGAGAGCTAATATGCAGCGTGACCGGCAAATTGCTAATGCTCAAAGGGAGAAGGCTCGTTTAGAGGCCGAGGCGATGCGGCCTTTGGAGATTGCTCAGAATGCGATACTTAACAGTCAGAGTAATGTTTCGGCTGCGGAAAACGAGGTTGCGTTAGCTAATCAGTTAGCCACTCAAATGGAGCAGCTTCAGGCAGTTAACGAAGTTATAGCGGCGGGTAAAACACCGTTTCCTGTTAACTTACCAGCCACCCCAGAGTTTACTACTCCTCAAACAAAAGCGCAGTTAGCGGCCCTTACTACTCCCGTAGAAGCCCCAGCGATGGCTCCGCTTGTACCACCCGCCTCACCTGAGTCTGTTGGTGAGGCGGATATTACACCTCCAACGTTAGCCGAATTTATTGAGATCCAACGAGCCAAACCAAGGGACGGTGTTCCGGTAGATCCGTTAGCGGCGACCGTAGAAATGCCACCATCTCAACAAGAGCAATTAGCCTTGGATCTTCAAGGGGGCTCTGCTGTTGCCACACCGGAGGGAATTATGTCCTTGGTAGATCGCACATCAAAAGCGCCAGCGCCAGTGGATGCTGTTAATCCCGTAGCTAGCCCAGAGATATCGTTTGAGGAAGCTATGGCTAAGGTTGCAGAAGAACCTACCGCTAGAGCGCCGAAAGACGCGGGTCCGTTGGTGCTGACAGACCCTGTTACTCAAGGTGGTATTGCATCCGCTGTTCCTGGTAGAATACCCAAGGACAAGCTACCCACACGGTTCCAGAGTGATTTACCTGTTGTTGATCCCTTCAGTCGCGAGAACCAGTTGGCGCGTCAAGCGGCCAACCGTGCGCGGTTCGCGGCTCAAGAGAATGAGTTAGCTGCGGCGCAGGGTTTAACTCCTGCTTCTATTGCTCAAGCTAGCAGGGAACAGGATGCCGCTGCGGAGAACAGAATTGAAAAAGAACGCCAAGCGGCTAACGCGGCTGCGTTAAAGGGGCTAGCTACTTTGAGATCTCCGCTCCGAGTTACGGGCATTCCGGATGATGACACTGTGTACGAGGACGTTGAAGAACAGACACTACCCGACGAGTTATTGACAGAGCCGTTTAACAACACTCCACCCGAAGATACGGGCGGCGAAGGCACAGGCACTCCAAGGGAGAGCGCCCCGAAGTATGTTCCTGTAGATATGAACAACGAGAACAACGACGATCTGGGTTGTCCTTCTGGTTATGCTCGGGTGTTTGATCCTGCCACGGGCCAACCGATATGCGGACGGATTGATGAGCCTTCGGCTCCCGGTCCTGCGGCTCCTGCCGAAGAGGCAGAGGAGGAGGATGGTGTTGTGATTGACATACCGATAACGGAGCGTCCGAAGATCAGTCCGTACTATGTACCGGAGATGGTTGAGAGTAATTACACACCATACGTTCCTGGGCGTAGAGCAAGAACACAGTGAATTTACAAGCACTACCAGAGGACGCGCTGAAAGAGATTTTGGCGCTAACTGAGGCCAAACGTAAGTTAGACATACGCGAACAGGCGGAGAATTACTTCATGCCGTTTGCTCATCATGTGTATGAGAACTTCATCGAGGGCCGTCATCACCGGATTATTGCGGAGAAGCTGGAGCGTGTGGCTCGGGGCGAGTTAAAGCGTTTGATTATTAACATGCCGCCTCGTCATTCCAAGTCTGAGTTTGCCAGTTATTTAATGCCTGCTTGGTTTTTGGGTAGGAACCCGAAGCTCAAGATTATTCAGGCTACGCACAACACGGAGTTGGCCGTTCGGTTTGGCCGTAAAGTAAGGGATTTGATTGATGACCCAGCCTATAAAGAGATATTCCCTGAAACTAACCTCAAGGAAGACAACAAGGGCGCGGGTAAGTGGGGCACTGACAAGGGCGCGGAGTACTTTGCGGCGGGTGTTGGGGCTGCGATTACTGGCCGCGGCGCGGACTTGCTTGTCATTGATGACCCTCATTCGGAACAGGACGCATTAAGCGAGACTGCGTTTGATCATGCGTATGAGTGGTATACTTCTGGTCCTCGTCAGCGTTTGCAACCGGGCGGAACTATCATTGTTGTTATGACCCGCTGGGGTAAAAAGGATTTGACGGGCCGTTTGTTGGCGGAACAGGGCAAGGATATACTGGCTGATCAATGGGAGGTTGTAGAATTTCCTGCAATACTACCCAGTGACAACCCATTATGGCCTCAGTTCTGGGATAAGGACGCTTTGCTTTCGATTAAGGCGTCTTTGCCCATTCAAAAGTGGAACGCTCAGTGGCAACAGAACCCGACTGCGTCCGAATCGGCCATAATTAAGCGCGAATGGTGGCGTGATTGGGACAAAAAGAAGATTCCCACGATTAAATACATAATTCAGGCGTATGACACGGCGTTTTCCAAGAAGGAGACTGCGGATTACAGCGCAATTACAACTTGGGGGATTTTTGACCCCGAGGATGGGACCGGAGACAACATAATTCTGATGGATGCGCGGCGTGATCGCTGGAATTTCCCAGAATTAAAGGAAGTTGCGTTTGAAGAACACGAATATTGGGAGCCAGATATGGTTCTGGTTGAAGCAAAAGCCACAGGACAACCCTTGATTGACGAGTTGCGGTTACGGGGCATACCTGCTTTGGGTTTTTCGCCCGGTAAGGGTCAGGACAAGATCACTCGGATGCATATGATTGCTCCGTTGTTTGAGGCTGGCAAGGTTTGGGCTCCGACTACCAAGAAATTCAGTGAAGAGGTCATTGAGGAGGTTGTTTCATTTCCCAATGGTGACAACGATGACTTTTGTGATAGTATGACCTTAGCATTAATGCGTTTTCGCAAGGGTGGGTTTGTTTCTTTGAACGGAGATGACACCTTTGAGGACGAATATAGACCGCGTAATCGGGAGTATTACTGATGGCCCTGCCACCTCGACCCATGGGATCTCTTGTTGATCCATCTTTGATGCCCCTTGATGTAACTGGGGAGCAAACGGAAGTTGATGTTCCGGAGCCGATGGATTTTGCCATGGGTGCGGAGATTATTCCTAACGAGGATGGCAGTGTTACCATTGAGGAGCTTCTGGAAGAGGCTATGGGGGACGAGATACCCGAGGACATTCCACATGACGCTAATTTAGCGGAATACTTGGATGATGGGTACTTGGGCGAGTTATCAAGTGAGCTTCGTGCTTCTTACGAGGATGATTTGGAGTCTCGATCTGATTGGGAAGAGACATATACCAGGGGTTTAGACCAGTTAGGTATTAAGCAAGAGGATCGCACCCAACCCTTTGAGGGTGCCTCGGGCGTTACGCATCCTTTGATTGTAGAGTCGGTAACTCAGTTTCAATCGCAAGCATACAAAGAGTTACTGCCGGCTGGTGGCCCTGTTCAGACCCAGATCTTGGGTAAGCAGTCTGCCGAGGTTGAGGCACAGGCTGATCGTGTAAAAGACTATTTGAATTACCAGATTACTGAGGTGATGGAGGAATACGATCCTGAGATGGATCAGTTGTTGTTTTATCTCCCCTTATCGGGCTCTACCTTTAAGAAGGTTTACTTTGACGAGGCCAAACAACGCGCTGTTTCTACCTTTGTGCCGGCTCAAGACTTGGTTGTTCCTTACGCTGCGTCTGATTTGCAGTCTGCTTCTAGGGTTACTCATGTTTTGCGGATGGATTATAACCAAGTTCGCAAGATGCAGGTTGCTGGGTTCTTTAAGGACATCGAGCTACAGGCTTCGGACACAGAGCCTGATGAGGTTCGCCAGAAGGTTGATGAGATACAGGGTACATCCCGCACTTATCATGACGATATCTACACTTTGCTTGAGATGCATGTTGATTTGGACCTTGAGGGTTTTGAGGACATGTCTCCTGACGGGGAGCCAACGGGCATTCACTTGCCTTACATTGTTACTTTGGACGAGGCTTCTGGCAAGGTACTGGCGATACGCAGGAACTTTGATGCAGAAACGGACTTTGCCAAGAAGCGTCAGTTCTTTGTTCACTACCGGTTTATGCCCGGTCTTGGGTTCTACGGCTTTGGTTTGATCCACATGATAGGTGGTTTGGGCCGCGCTGCGACTAGCATTTTGCGCCAGTTGATTGACGCTGGCACTTTGGCTAACCTCCCCGCTGGATTTAAGGCCCGTGGAGTGCGTTTACGCAATGATGATGAACCACTACAGCCCGGAGAGTGGAGGGACATAGACGCCCCTGGAGGCAACATCAGGGACGCTATTATACCTTTGCCCTACAAAGAGCCTAGTGCCACTCTAGCACAGCTTTTAGGCGCTCTGGTGGAGGGCGGACGGCGCTTCGTATCGTTGGCTGACGAACAGACCGGCAATATGAACCAAGAGACGCCTGTTGGTACGACTGTTGCTATGCTTGAGCGTGGCATGAAGGTAATGTCGGCTATTCACAAGCGCCTGCATTATGCTCAGAAGAGTGAGTTCCGCATTCTGGCTCGTATCTGTGCAGAGAATATGGATCAGGAATATCCGTATGACGTAGCTGGTGGCGAGAGAAGTATTAAGGCGCAGGACTTTGATGGTCGGGTAGATGTCATACCGGTGTCGGATCCTAACATCTTTTCGATGGCGCAGCGGGTTACTTTGGCTCAAACGCAGTTGCAGTTGGCGCA